TTAGTATATTTTGCTTGTGCATCAACGAATGAATTCATTGCATTTTTGATGCCTTCGTGTTGAACTGTTTGTTCTACGAATTTCTTTTTGAAGTCTGAAACGCCGTCAATAAAGGCGTAAGTTGCTGTGTTAAACATGTTTATCTCCTATGTGTGTGTTTAAATGTTGAGTTTTTAAGTAGAACTCTAACTACTTTATTTATGCCTTATTATAGCACGTTTCTCGATATTTTTGTAGAGCTTGCTCTCTAATCTCAGCTAACCTTGCTACAATACGATCTGGTAATTCAGCATCGTCATCCCAAAGATTTTTAACTTTGACTAGTTTTGGTCTTACGTAACTACGATGTAAGTCTAACTCGACTATATCGTAGTTATCGCTATCCTCTACTTCACTTACCGGCTGGCTTTGCTTCCGGCTTAGTAGTTGCTGCCGGAGCCGCTTCTGTCTTGGCAGGAGTACTTTTAGTGGCATCTGCTTTGGGAGCGGCCTTAGCATCCTCCTTCTTCTTAGCCAACTTCATTTCGGTCTTTGGTGCTTCAGCTTTTGCAGGAGCCGCAGCTGGTGTTGCCGGAGCAGGAGCCGCAACAGGAGCTGTTTTAGCGATACCTTCGGGTTGCTTGGCAGCTTGAGCGAAGGCAGTAGCGATACCAAAAGAGGCGATAAGAGCGATTGCGATATTTTTCATGTTAAGTTTCCTTTAAGTTTATGAAATCGTAGATTTTTGTGTCTACATATATATAACGCGGTAGAGTACTATTACGTTGACAAGTTCTTACCCATTTTACTAAATACTACATGCTATACATATCTTATCAAGGAATCTACGACGGGCAAAACTACGAAAAAGCCAACACACCCAATCAAATTGGAACAGCGTTTAACAATGGTTTTTCTTGTATGGTAGATGTGTGGAGAGTCAACAACAAACTTCATGTAGGAACTGCAAATGATCTGATAGAAGTCAGTGACGCCTCCTTGCAAGGTAATAGATTTTGGATTAATTGTCAGGATCAAGCTACATATAACTGGTTTACAACACAATCAATTAATCTGTATCCTAACTATTTTATATTTGAGGCATCTACTCCACCTCCACCGTATGCTACTGCAAGCAACGGTAAACTAATCACACCCGGAACTGTTCCTATTAATAATAACAGTGTGATATTTTTACCCGAGATTCAAGATAGGGGAATGCTGAGTACAGTAAACTTAAGATGTTATGGTGTATGTAGCACTTACTTGACCTTCATAAAACGAATGCGTAATGAAGGTCATTGGTATTAATTTATCTTCTTACTTTTACTGACGCTAGATAATCTTGTAAGTTCCCGTATAGACCTAGCATCATTGCTACTTTACTATCAAAGATTCTTATATAGAACGATTTGGTCTTTTCTTTCTGACTTACCCCTATGTAGTATGGGCATTTTATTTTCTTGTTTAGTTCCATCACAAAGTTGTGATAGCTTTGACCATCTTGCTTAAATTCATAGTCATAGAATTCTATCTCTGCTAGTTGAAAGGCAGTTAAGCCTACTTCGGTTAAACGCAGGCCTTCTTGTCTACCAGTTTGCCACCATTTGAATACTACATCTTCAATGGGTAGCTCGTGGTATATTCTATGTGATTTTGGAATCTCAGCTAATACCGCTTCTGTTATTCTCTGCTTAGTTGACTTGTTGGTCATCGGGGTACACCACACTACCCGAGTTCATAAACACTACGGTAAACTTGTCAGTCTTAAATTGTGCATTTAACTTACGACATAAATTACGTGCGTGACCAGGGTTACTAAAACTTGTTTTTTTGTATTTGGGGGTGGAAAGGTTATCCAGATAATGTTGTGATTTTAGATTGATTGGTTGTCCGTCATAAAACACAGCCCAGATTCCAGAGGCTTCAACGACTTGGTCGCATTTGTATGTTATCTTGTCAACTAATTCTAACAAGACCTTGGGTTGTGATCTACTCATTTAAAACTTCCGCCTTTAATTTCCACCTTGATTACTGGTTCCTCATCTGGTTTCTTCTCACTGTTTAATTGATATTGATCCACAAGTATTTTTGCCAATTCATCACGTAAACCACGTGCTTCAATAATTGGCATAACAAAATCTTTACCTTGCTTACTCTCTACCATAGAAACTCTATCTATAAACCTTTTGATATGTATCATAGATTATTTATCACATTTTCCGCTTCAGCCTCAGTTTTATAAGGACCATGGTACGGATATCGCTGTGCAAATATGTATTTGGGGCACAATACTGTTTCGAACGTTCCGTTTTGATTGATAGCGAACCATCCAGCCGCATAGTAACATTTACTTTTTGCAGTTTTGGTATAAAGATGTAATTTACGCTTTATGTCCAATACTGAATTAAATACTTTTCCACTAGTAGGGTAGTTAGCAAAAGGTAATTCTGCTTTGGTTCTATTTGTTTTCAACGTTTGAAATTGAATTCTAGCATTACGCTTTAGCTCATTGGTGTTTTCAAAATGCTTGCTAACACCATTGATCTTTAAGTTAAATCCAGACCCCTCAGCAATTACGTTGCCGACTTTCTGTTGACCATCTGTAACTATCCAGAACTGATCTTTGATAATAGGTTTTGCAATTAAATCATTCATTTGTGTGTGTTCCATTCTCATATATATGCCATTTGTTTTCTTCATGATTCCAATGTCTTGTGTCACGTAATGCAACACGAACTTCAAACCCAAATACGTTTAGATTGAACTCAGGACCTGCATGGTCACTACCGAACCAGTTTAGATCAAGGTGAAACTCAAACAGATTGTATCTGTAATTAAAGAATCCAATCTCAAATACTTTGTTCTTTGTAATCAGCCATTCACCTTGATAAAGGTCGCGCCACTCAGAATGCTTGAATGGGTTCTTAATACTAAGTCTAAAATCAATCATTTTTTACCTTTCTTCTTTTTAGAATTCATGTGTGGTGCAATGTCGTTGTCAAATATTTGAGCCATTGTCTGCCATAATCCTTTACGTTCAAAATCTGTCATACCAGCCACCCATGGCGCATCGTCATCACTACGGTTTAACCCATAATCATGACGATACGTGTAACACATTGACGTTATTATCTCTTCCCTTGTTTTCATTTATTTTCTTTAGTCAACTCACATACTAACAAGAAATGTTCGTATGCTTTTTTGACAGTGGGATTTTCCATTAATTGGTTAGCCTCTTCCATCATGGCGTTTATACCTGCTTCGGCACAGTCACGAATAGACAATCCATTTAGTGTAGCAAGTTCATCACCTAATTCTTTAGCTAACTTCTCCCATGCTTTCTTTTGCCCAGGAGTGATAAGTGTTCGTTGAGGTCGTAGTTCGCTTGCTTTACTAATAGCTTTGCATATCGCATCTTCGGCGACACGCCCTGCGGCAATCATAGCCGCATAGTTAGGATCGATATTGAACCTACGACTAGTGCCTCCGGGATAAACCATAACCAAATGAGTGCCCTTTGAAAAGCTATCCATAAGTTCGTTATCATATTCTGCAACTGGAACATATTTGTGTCCTTCTTTAATGTAATAAATCTTTTTCATTGCTCTAACACTTCCCAAATCAATTCTTTAGTCTTGACATATGCTACTGGTTTTACCCATCCCCTGTCAATACAATCGGCTAAAATCAACTTGTACTCATATGGACATTGGTTTGAAATTTCTAAACCTGCACGTGGTACTATTTTGATACCATCGGTCATGTAAAAGTGTTCATCGTCCCGTTGAATTTCTTTGAAACGATTTTCCATTGCAGTGAAATTAGTGTTCATTAAGTTGTCCTGTATATGGTGCGTTAAGCCACTTGCTGAAAGTCTCGGCATTTTGAGATAATTTTTCAAGTTTGTACTTCCCACAAAAGCGCAGGAAATGTACTCCCACTTGCGGAGTAGTAGTTACTCTGACAGATTCTCGAATACGCTGATCGAACTTTTGCTTCATGTCCTCGGGTTGGGCAGTAAGATCGATAAGGGCACGATTGCGTTGAAAATCTTCACGAACCCTGTGTTCGAGACCCTCATGGTCAACAAATTTCTGCAACATAAAATTGTTATAGGCGAAGCCCATTTTATCACGGTCCTCAAATGCTTCCTTGATACCAATTTTGTTCTTTGTACCCTTTTCACGCACACCCGGGTATGCTGGGAAAATATTATCTGAGGAATCTCCCCTGCAAATTTTCCGCCAGAGCAAATACTCGGGAGTACCTTCAAGTACTTTTTGTACTTTAGTTTTCTTATCGATAACAGGCTTGCCGTTTTCTTTCCAATATCCATCTAACGAAATTCTATGACCTTCTACGCCATTAAAAATATGCACTCGCTCATTTAGGCATTGGATGTAATCCTGATCCGTTGACACGATATAGTTTGTATCTTC